ACATCTTTTACGACAACTGCCCCAGCCGCTATAGCCTCTATCTCAGGTGTCTCATGAACAGCAGTAATTTCACCCTGACTAAAAATTGCTTCTATATCATTATCTTGCAACGTTCCCATAATTATCTCACTATTAAAAATTGCTTCTATTGTTGGAACAAACAGAGTAGCTGTATATGATGTTTCCCCATAAGTGACAGTCATCTCAGGGAAATAACATTCAATCCTAATAGCTGAATAACCATCAAGAATTGTGAACAACTCTATCCTTGCAGCGTTCATGATAGCAGTGTTAGTTGGTACATCAGCGACAAATGAAGTCTCAACCGTGAATCCCCAACTAACCATCATCGTTGTGGAAGTATCTTCGGACGCCAGATCTTCTTCTATCACTCCAGATGCAGCATTATAGACTGAAGTAATCTCTTCAACTGTTGCTGTATCTGCTAGAGAAACATAAAGTCCTCGCCATGCAATAATTTCTTCACTGGATATTAATGTATCACTAACTGAGGAAGCAACTGTCTTATGACTATTCTGTGTTGCTCTAACTATAGCCCATGCATATCCTGTACCATAAACATATCGACTAGCTATTTGATCAGCAGCAATTGTCAAACTATCTGCAACTGAACCTCCATAAGATTGTGTTCCAACTTGTGCTTCAGTAATTGCAGCACTATCAGTCCTATCTGCTTCTTCAGTAGCAGAAGAAAATCCATTATGTAATTCAGTTGCTTCTAAAGAATCAGTTCTATCTACTTCTTCAGTATAAAAACTAGTACTGGTTAAAGTATCAGATGGTGTAAGTGATCCGGCCTCTGTAGTTGCAGGTGATGCAATCCAGCCCTCAAGTTTTACCTTAAGAACTAAGGCCATCATATAAATATAATCTTGCGTTGCTCCATCTGCAGTAGTAGCAACAATGCTACTTGCTCCCCAGGGAACCACGCCTACTGTCGTTCTGATTGACCAACCATACGAACTATTATAGGCACCACCACTAATCAAGTTAGGCTGCCTACCTACATCGCATCTGACCTCACCATATGCGCCGCCACCCATACCATATTCAATACCAACTAGCATATCTCCTTCATTATATGAAATACCAGAAAGAGTAAGCGAAGAAGCATTAGTTACACCTTCTGGAGATATGATGCTGCGGAAAGGATCTCCTGAAATATCAACATTAGTGAATTGGCAAATTTTAATGATATCAGCATATGCTTCGATACCACCAAAGTTCGGATTAGGGAAATTCCAGGCGATATTGCCGGATTCCGGATTCTTGAAATAGGCCACCATCACGTTGTAGCCAGCGGCGTTGGTGTTGGCGAGATGAACGAATGGTGTACCATTCAAAGTCAGTGTGTAATTTCCTTCCTGAATCCATGCAGGATTATAAAAAAGAGTATGATAACAAAATATCAGGAGATTAGTATTCTGGTGAATAGTGACTGACCGACCCCCACTAGCAGTATTAGCATAATCATGAATCTGATATGACCTACTATCAGAAAACATTATCTCTGTTGGAATATCGACATAAGGTCCATTGATCTGATGAACTGGCAAAGAGTCAGTAGCCCCTCTTTCAATAGTAACAGTTGATTCTATACTATCACTACATACCGCTCCTTCACCTACTCCGCGATCAAATCCTTCATTTGTAGCAAAGCTATCTTCTTCATCATTTATCTCTGCTGTTTCAATTATTTCAGCCCCAGAAGGAACAGCTTCTCCATCATGGACTACACTTATAACTGATGTATCTGCCAGATCTACACTTTCAGCATTGTTAGAACTTCCAGCTTCAGCTACTACAAGAGTTTCTATTATAGCTGAATGCACATATTGAGTCTGATCCTGGCCGAGACTTGCGTCGGATATGCTGCCGATTGATTCAACCTGTGCTGCCCGATGTAATTCTCCTACTGATCTTCGTAGGGCGAAAGCGAGGTAGCCTCCATAAACTAGGGCATCAAAATAGAAACGGTCTGCGGTGTCTGACACGTAATCGCCAACCATCATGGCGATTTCGTTTAATGCTGTCCCCCCTTGAAGCAATCTGAGTGTCTGCCCATTTCCTTCTATTGTTGGGGGTGTAGCTCCGGCCATTGTGGTAACTGCCCCCACAACCAGGCCGCCTTCCTCATCTACTATGACTAGATTCCTGTCGGTGAGATCTCCTGTGGTGGTACATCCATCCCGATAATAAAGTCCATTGGCAGGTTGATACATCAACGGGTCTGTTTGGTGGACGTTCGCATAAAAAACGAAACTGAAAAAATGATCACTCGATATCGGGTAAAACCTCCATTCAAAAATCTGCTCTCCAAGTGGAGGTGCTGCTAAGGAGAATCCAGCAACGTCCCAAATGTATTCATTATTAAACTCCAACGGGTCAAGCTCCAGACTTCTAGCAATAAGGGCAAGCGTCTGCCCTCCAAGGGCGAAGAAATTGGGGCCTGTTTGCGGACTCCCAAGGAAGCCATCGAAAAAAGGAGGGGTGGATGGTGGGTTTTCCTCACGGGAGCCGTGAAACAGGATACAGAAATCAGCGCCATCTGGCACTGTAATGGTCGCGCTTCCATATCTTCCTGTGTTTTCGGTAGCACTGTTGTCTTTGGATGGAAGATTAACGACACTGACGACCGTTACTTTCTTGTATGGAAGATACTCTTCAGTTACTGCCGCCGTTTCAGCCTGCACGGCAGTTATGGGAATTACTCCGACAGTTGTCTCGCTAACTGCCGCTGTCTCTGCTCTTGCTGCCTCAATGGGTGCTCCGCCACCACCACCAATAATGTCGCTTATCGCAGAGGATTCTGACTGTGACGCTCCAAACGTAGTAGGTGGAGCCAGGGCAATAGTGATAAATGCAGCTGTAGTAGTTGTTGCACTAGTAACAGAAGTTACGCCAGTATCTCCTGCAACTACTTTGCTTCCAGTATAAAGACCTAATCCACCACCTGCCCCAGCATTTACTGTCTCATCAGCACGCTTAGTCAGACTAGCAAGATTAGCATTCGATGCTGCCGTGAGTGAGGTGATTGAGTTAGCATCTCGATCCTGGCCAATACAGTTTAGTATAAGACAATTCGGAATAGTAGTAGTTACCGCAGGACAAGACCATGATGTAGATGCTGGAGTATTGACACTTCCAGCAGTAATATTAATTGGTCCTGCAGAATCTATCCCTCTAAATAAAAACATCTGGCCAGCAGTAACGCTGCCAGAATCTGCAACCGAAACAGCAGATTGTGAGCCTGATACTAATTTCCAGAAAGCAGCTAGCCTAATTCCACCGGCTGCTCCAGCCGTGCCAGTACCTTGTGGACTATTAGTTACTTCAGTCCAACCTCCAGGAGTTGAGATAGTTTCGTTCGCAGACGAAACCAACAGGACAAGGATATCCCCATCAGCATAACCAGTTGGCACCGGAACAGATAATGCTCCAGTACCAGCTGTAAATGCCCCCTGATTGACGTATGTTGGAACTGCTCCCACATTAATCCTTAAGTCAAGGTAGCAGTATAACTGACATTCAGCGTATCACCGTTGGCAAGAACCTTGTCGCCACCAGTAAATAAGCCAGCTGAGAATAGAGTACCAGTAGTGCCAGATTTAGTAGCAACTGAGTTCAGGAAACAGCCCTTGATCGTAGTTCCATCACCATTAATTGAAAAAACGCAAGCTGCAGAAAGAGCCTTACTTCCAGCCGCCGCTGCACTCCATGCCGTAGTTGGTCGTGCTGCCTGAGAATATTCAACATCTTCAGCCCAACCACCATGTGAAGCCATAGTATCAGTAACTGCTGCACCCGTTGTATAACTTGTCGATCCGATCAGCCCAATATACCAAGCAGCAGTATAAGACGAACCAGCAAGATACTTGTCAAGCATGTCATTCTTGCCAGCAGTAGTAACAAGATTATCAAATGCCTCAGTCCACTTAACTTCCATTGGGATTGTAGCAAACTCGGACAGGACATTGGCGATACTTGACCTTTGCAGGAACCGCCGAACCTTGCCCATCTGCTTGAAAGCAAGAATTCTATCACGCAACAGGATATATCTCTGCCGATATAATTCGACCGGACCCACGCATTCAACGCCATACCTACCAATTGCCTTGGACTGCTCTATTGCTTCAACACCTCTGCTAACGCTTGCACCTTGATCTGAGAGACCATGTGAAAATTCAGCTCTGCTCTCTTTCATCACATCACCTCTTCCAATTCAAATTCCAGAAACCATCGACGATGAGTTTCAACTATTCCATCATTATTAACATCCGTAGTCCATTCAAGGCAATGCTCAAGGCACCGTTCTTTCTTATTGTACTGCACATCAACTACAACTCCTTCAACAGTCGGTTGTTTCAATCTTGCTTTTTTTCCTTCTTCCAATGCCATAGCATACTCCTGTTTTAAATTATCTAAGCATAAGTCCACGAGAATAAAATGGAAGTGTTAATTCAAATGTTCTTAATGCAGCAAGAAAATTATTTTTATATTTAAGTGTATTTGGTATTTCACCCTCAAGACCATCTTCAATATGTTCGTAAGCTTTCCAAGCAGCAAAATTCACCAGCAAGGATATATGTAAATGTGCTGGAATTCCATCTGGAACATCATCATCATCTTCCATATCAACAGGCATTCTATAGTAATGTAATGTTAAAGTCTCAGCACTTGCAGGAATACCTTGATAATATAATTTTCTTCCATGTTCAATAGCTTCAGAAATTCTACCAGTTTTATTCAGCAAAGGGTATGTTTCTGCAAACTCAATAAACGAATGTGCAATATCAATCTCACTTCCAGTAGATGAAACTACCAATTGTAAGTCTCGTTGAAAATCAACTGGCATATCTACAAAAGCAGCACTTGTAGAAGTTGTTACAGTATCTATACTAAACAATTCAGGCAATGGTGGAGTAAGTATATTCGGTATTGGATTCTCAATTCCATCTAACAAAGATGGCATTCCACCAGCAATTTCAGAAACTCCTTGATTAATAAAATCTCCCAAATAATCTTCAAAAGAATCATCATTAATAAGAAGCTCAACCTTCTCTTTTAATTCGCTAAAAGTTGCCATAATTTTTCCTTAAAGATCATCTGATGTAATTGGAGTAGTTATAAAATTCTCTTCTGGTTCCGGCCTATGCACAGGAACACTTTGCTTCTCACCCAATGGTTTTGGATCAGTATAATGTGGATGCTTTTCTTCCCAACATGTATCAGCACAAACAAACAACTTATCCCAAGTCATTCGGCATTCGGAGGCATAACGCTGAAAGCCACATTGATCACAGATTACTAAATAATCACCAGATTTATATGACATTACTTACCTTCTTTATGAAAGCCATAATTGAATTTCTTTTTCTCTACGATTAACTAGGCCTTGAACTACCTTGCCGTTGTCATATTTCCAGCGCCGCAGTTGGCTCGGCACCACCCCATACTGGTTCTGATTGAGAACTCGAAGCAGGGTAGAATCTAGAAAGCTTTCGTCACCGACATTGAACGTGAAGCTCACAAGTGTGTTGAACTGATTCTGCGTAAGTGGCACCTTAACCCCACGATTCACTACCTTAACCACAGCCCGAATATCTTGTTGACAGAGATCTAATACTTGTGCATCAGTTAATCCGTGTCTATATTCTACAACAGCTTTACCAATTACAATCTTTCCTGATCTACGCTCAGATAATGTCAATAAATGTCCAATACCAATAGTAGGCTCACCACCAGAGTCAAGATAAACTTGTCTATAGCTTCCCTCAACATACTTCAAAAATTCATAAAATTTATTATCAACTTGCATATTCATATTACTGCCTTCCTAGCAAATGCACACTCGCCACCGCGCTTCATAAATACTTCTGCAAAGTCATCAAGATCCATCACCCAGTAACCGTTACGAAGTAAATTCCAATCAGGCCAAGAGTTTGGACCACCAATAATATTTTGATGGCGATTAATAAATGTTCCAGCAGTACAGTGGCCACCAACAACCTCTCCACCAGGAGTACTCAGCCCATCTACTTCACGAGGATACATCATACCTTCAGTCCATTCAAGCCCAAGTATAGCACTGCCATAATAATCAATACCTCGAATCACCTCATCAACTGTTCGTGCTCGACAATACGATTCTATTAAACCTTCTTGCTTCGCAGTTTGCATTACTGCTGCAAGTGATGTGCCATAACTAATTGGCTTCGATCCAGGGCGTTCAGAACCTGGCCACTGATCATTATCTTGACACCTAAAGTAAAACTCAAGCGCCCATTCATCGCCAAGAGTTCTTATCCCAGGCTCATGTTCCATAAAAGCCGTAAAGCCAAATCCTCCGCAAGCACTCCAATCACTTTGATTAAGCAAAGGTTCTTTGAATTTCTTTACTCGATATTTACTGATCAATTCTCGATATCGCAAATCAATACCATCGTCAATCGGTGGCACAGCAAGAAGATTCGGGGCTGTAGGATCAGCTTGAAAGATCAACCCACAACGAGAATCTTGAGTTTCACTACCATCTTTAAGTATCATGTATGTGAATCACCATTATTTATTTGCTGGATTGCTTTAAGAATAGTTTCTAAGTTTTTCTCTTGAGCTTCTTTCACTTCTTTAACTTCACTTTCAAGCCTCCCAAAGCGCTCTGCACCTGCTGCCATTTTCTCATCAAGACGCTCATGACATGTTTCTCTCGCATCAGAACAAGTTGGCCTAGTAATAAATCTCGGTTCCCCATCAGACATTTCAAACATTTTAAGAACAGACTTAATCGCATTTTCAATCTCTGATAGCCTACGATCATAATCAATAATCCTGATTCGTGTTTGAGTTGTTTCTGCAAGGATTAAGTCATTCGCAGTAAATTTAATATCATGAGCATCAAGCCGCGTATGTGCGCGTTCTATCTCACCTTTAGTTTTTTGAATCTTTCCACCAAGACCTACAAGAGAAAGAGCCCATCCAAGAATAACTCCAAACGCTCCAGCCACTCCTGCAAAAAAGGTAAATCCTCCATTTTCTGGCATTTAATATTCCTTTTCGTCATCTTTGTAAAGCCCGTCTTCATTATCAGGTAAACGAGTATCGAGGATCTTTGCCCAATGATTATTCCTAGCTATTGCCAACCTTCTTAATCTATCCTTTACAATAGGATTCTGCAGAGGATCAATATCTTCTTTTCGTTCCTTAGTAAACCAAGAAAAAAATAAGATTCCTATAGTGCTTACTGCCATAAGATACAATCCGCTAACAAAAATCATGGTCTTTATCTTAGGCCATACATCCATATCTGAAGCAAGAATAAGTGATACACAGTTCAAGAAGAACCGACCATTAGCTCCTAAAAACGCAGACAAATTCTTTACTGACACAGCCCATTCTACATCATGACAAAGGCCTGCAGGATTAAGCCTAGCCTTACCAAAATGATCAGGAACTATTTTATCTCCCCAACCTTGACCAGCACCGAGAAATGATGGCCACTTCTCAGGAGGTAAATCATGTGGCCAGAGAGGAACTAGAAACTCTGGAACAGTAAGATCAGCACCATAATGAGATATCTTGACAAAGTTCATTTCTTCCTCCAGACCCAAGGCTGAACCGGAGCAGGCCCAGACCATAAGCCTACTCGATTACCGGCGGAGATACCTTGTAGCTTTTCCCAAGCTCTACAGAACGATTTCTTACAATACTGAGGATATACCCAAGCATACCCAGCGAGCAAAAGCTGTTCTTGCACACATTGTGTTCCAAGCATAACAACAGCTACTGTTCGTCCATATCTATCATAATGCTTAACATCAACAGGTGCAATATCGACAACCTTGCCCTTGACCATAACTTCAACAAAGTCTTTAGCTGCAAGCCCAAAAGCCTGTTTCTTTTCAGGCGAATCAATTCCATAAAGCCGAACAGTCGTTAATCCAGTCTCATCAATTACTTTGATTGTATCACCATCAGTAACACTAACTACTGTAGCTGGCTTGGCTTGAGCAATTGAAGCTACAAGTAAGAAGAATAAGATTATAATTTGATGCATAATTTTACACCTGTTGGTTGATAGCGAAACCTATCACAACTCACACCGGCTCTACCGTGATCATCAAAAGAGAAACACGGCCCAGGCTCTTTGCAATATCGATCCTTGACAAAATGCAAACCTTCGTCATTTTTCTTGAATAACTGCAAACTGTCTTCCGAAATCACCCTCATATCTCCCTCCAGGAAGTAAAGGCAAAACTCAATCACAGTCTTCGTTCGGATAATTACATATTGGACATCTTGGACCAGTATATTTATATCCACATTGAGAACAAATTACCATTGCATTAACACTTTTTTACTGCTATTTCCATACGGAGCATGAAGATAAATTCCACCATGTGCTGTACCTCGATCTGCATCACCAGAACCATTTGGCAATCCATTGCCTGGCTTATATAGAAAGCCATCTTTCTCTGCACGAGAATCTCTATTGCAAGTATCTTCTCGATCTCGACAATTCTTATTAGAATCTTTTACAATAAAAGTCAGTCCGTCTGAGAATGTAAATTTTACCGGCCCTGAGCCGAGAGAATCACCTCGCTTATTAATACGCCAGGCTTGTCTTCCACCATTCCGAACTCCATATGAATCATATTCTGCTTTATTAGAGTAGCTTCCTGATGGACTTATTGGCCCTGTGGCATTTCCGGTCTTAGCAGTATAAGTTACACCATCATCCATCTTAATTACAAAACTTAGTGGTCTCGCATACTGGTCACCGGACTTAGTCAACAGAAAAACTGGAGCACCTTTATAAGGAACTCCTAATCTGGCAACTTCACCATTAACTGAAACATAAGTAATCGAACCTGCTTGTAAAGTTCTGAACAAAATTCCTGCAGAACCATTCCCTTGATCAGTTGATCGTTCAAACGTGATCGGATGAGGAAATGCCTGGTTGCCTGGTGGTGGAGTAACAGGCGGTGTAACTGGAACGTTTCCTGGAAAATATTGAGTACAAAGTGCAGTACACTCACTCAAAGACTGAGGTATTGTCACAGCTCCTGCTGACACTGTCCAGAATAAGACAAGTACCAGAACTAACCTGAACATCAGTCTACCTCCTCGATCTGGCCTTCAGGCGCAGCAATTTCCTCAACAGGAGCGTCCGGCGGAGTAACATCAGGAAATGTCGGAGCAGCAGGTGTCGGCTGAAGCGGAGTAGTTGTAGTCGTCGTTTCAGTCGTAGTCACTGCCGGTATGAAATTGGCAACTGCGTCCTTAATGCCCCCAAGTGCAGCCATAGCCCCCTCAGTTGCCGCCGAGCCGCTGGCGTCTTGAGTGGGCGTGTTGGCCGTGGTGAGCCCCTTGGCATCGGTCCTCATGGTTCCATTCCCGCCGCCAGTGTTCTGGTTAAATGTGACCTCGGTCGGACTATAGTTCACCGAGCAACTCGTCAACAGGCCAACGGTCAAGGCTACTCCCAAAAATCTCTTCATTTCTTTTCCTCCAAGTATTAAATTTTAATTTCAGAAACACCCGTCGCCGTCGATCATCGCGGATCTCCGAGCAGCACCGTGCCGAGCAAAACCCCGTAAACATCGTCAGCCGCAAACTCAAATGCCCCGGCATCCCATCCAGACTCTCGATAATACCCATCAAAATCAAGATAATATTCCGTGCCTAAATCTGCCCCGGCATCGACAACTGCTGACGATTGACCGCTGGATCTGAAATCGGCAATGTCCACCCCAGTAGCATCCAACACGGTATAATCCACGGCGGAACTATTGGTACATAGACCAATCAGTACGAATAATGCCAGGGCTAGTGTTTTCACTGTTTGCGTCTCCTCCAGTTTGGGTTTTCCAGTCTGCAAAATTATAGTTTGTCGCTCGATATCGAAACGGCGTGGCGTTGTTCGGATGATAATAAACATTGTAATTCCATACTATCCCGGGATCTGTCTCCCCCACTTCCAGCCATTTTACGACAGAACCATACCCGCCAGCGTTGCCGATAATCACATTATTTTTTACCTCGCTGCCAGTGTTGTTTCCGGCCATATAGCTGTAGGAGATTCCATAAAAGACATCTGCTATAAGGGAAGGATCTGAGTTCGGGAGAACTATAGTATTATTGTATACCTTCGTATTCTTAACGCCTGATCCTGTAGCCTCGCCGTAATGAGTAACCCCCCGGCGACATCCGAGAATCACGTTGCTGTAAATCTTGCCACCTGTATAGTTCGCGCCTGTGCCATAATCTTCGTCAGCAGTCATTACACCTTCGGGGCGGCACCGCCTCAGTACCCGTTGCTGGTCGGCCTCTACTGTGCAATGCTCCCCGATATCTGCGATTCCGAAAACCTTAGTTGAAAACAGGAAATTACGCCTAATGGTCGGGTTTGCAAAATTATCCGCGTAGATATTTGCTGACCAGTTGTTTCCGACAATGTTATCCTCCCAGGTATTCTCTCCTGCACCTTTGTAAAAAAGCGTACCCTCTCCGCTGTTATCCGTAATGATGCTCCCCGATATGGTCATGTGGTCGCTACCGCTTCCACCAAGCCCAGCGGGCCACCCCCCAGCATTGATATCAGCGCATACGGAGTTCCATTTTCCCCGAGGCCAATTCCTCATTATGTTGCCGTGAACCAGACTCTTTATAACACTGGAGTAGGATGCTGAATCAAACGCTATGCCACCCTTTGCGTGATATTTTATCTCGCACTGTTCGATCTTGTTGTTCGTGTTTCCGGTGGAATCAAAAATTCCATGAGAAGCAGACCCTCTCACAGTCACCCCGTAGAGCGTGACATAGTTTCCGTTGTCGTGAAACGTCACCCCGTAAGACGAGGACGATCCTCCGTCATCGTTGGAAATGATCACATCATCGTCGGTTGGATCGCCTTTTGAACTGAGGGTGTAGACATAGATTACGCCTGTTGCTTGGTCGAAATACCAGTCGCCCTCTGCGCCTACGGCAACAAGAGAGGTTTTTGGATGGTATGAATAGAAGTCATCATCAATAATCACCGACCGAATACCAAGAGCCGGGATGCTGTCGGCTGTAGACTTGTAGATGCTGCCAGAATGTACCGACCACGCCCCGAAATGAGGTGTCCACGATCTATCGAATATCACCTCTCCATCACCAGCCGCTGAGACAATTATCCCGTCCTCCGGTGTCGTACCCCGCGTCCATGTTTCAGGGACGGTAAAGCCCTCATAATATGTCCCAGCATGAACGAGAACAATAGCACCATTTGCCCCGCCGCGATTGGTGTAGCGATCCATCGCCTTCGCCATCGTCAGCCAGGCTGTCCCCTCGGACAGTCCATTGTTACTGTCACTGCCTGTTTTGGCTACGTGATAGACATTGCCATTTGATGTTGGCGGCGCGAGAGTACCTTTAAGCGATGGATTATAATACAGCTCCGCGCTTGCCAGAGACGGCAGCAGTAAAAAGCAAAGGATCAGCCGAATAATCATCATTGTTTTGTCACCTTAAACAGCATGTCACCGTCTGCGGTAGCCGTTACGCTCGACCAAGCGGTGCCATATAACCGAATGCCGTCTGCGTAACTGCTAGTTGCATCATATTTGAGGTAAACAGTAGGCGTTGCTGTAGATAGTCCACACGCTGCGTAATACGTGGTGTTATCGGTTAATGTCGGATTACTGGATGCGATTACCTCTTTTTCTCCAGTTGTTGATACTGCCAGAGTCCCGGTGGCCAGCGGAGAGGAAAAATCAGTTGACGCACTCAGCCTGCACTCGATTGTATTAGCACCACCAATAGAGTTAATCATTACGCTGAAACTATAAAACTCGTATGACCCTGATCCATCAGTATGTTTAAAGCTGTTGCCACGGAACATCGCGTTGGAAATCTGACCGTTTGATGCTCCGGTTCTGGCTGTGATATTATCGACAGCTACCGTAGGTGAACCACCGCCAGCCGAATACGTCTTAAACCCCGGCCCCGGCCCCATCCCCTGCCCAGCGCAAGCCAGCGAGGGGAGAAGCAGCAGGGTAATTAGTAGTCTGAGGATCATCTCTGAATCCTCCAGTTGAGGGTGATCGCACCGGGAGTGATAGCGGCAGCCGTAAGGTTGCAGACTTTGAAATTCACATTTCCCGTACTCGGGTAGGCGATGATCGTCAGCATCCCATTCGCAGTCGGGGCGTAGCCTGTGGTAGAGGTTGGATCACCGTTGAACCCCCAGTTGATAACGTCTGTCGTGGCTGCATTTGTAGCCGCTGTCGTTACGGCAGTAGCACAGGCACCAGAGGCAATCTCGGAAGTGCCGAGGGTGGAGGTGCCTTTCTCGATCAACTGCGCGACACCCCCTTCAGCGTCCAGATTTACAGCCAGTGACGTTGCCACTCCAGTGCCAGGGGTAACTCCTGCCCACGTAGTTAAATCTGCATCGTAGGCGTTAAAGTCAGTCCCGGCCTCAAGGTCAAGTAGCGCCCGCATTGCTGCATAGTCAGCAGCAGACACCAGTGACCGTCCGTTTGCCGAAGATGTAACTTCCGCCCATGTTGTCAGATCAGCATCATACGACTGGATAGCCGAGCCGATATCGCGGGAGAGCATGATATCGTATTCGGTGTTGTTTTCAACCGCTTTCAGAGATCCGTCCTCGTTGTAAATTTCCTCACTGCCGTCTGCAAGCGGGGCGATGCTGGTGTTGTTGGGGATGATCGACCTACGGCTGCCATCGGAGGCAGTGGTAGAGATGGATTTTACAGTCATATCGCCGTCAGCATCAACCGTGACCCCGCCTGCGCCTGCTGAGATAGTGCCGACCGTGATGTTCGGAGTGCCGGAAAGACCTGCTGCCGTGCCTGTGGTGTTCTGGTTGAGAGTCGGTATATCTGCCGCGAGTAACGCGCGGAATGATGGAACACCGGCTGAACCATTCGGAGCAGCGAAAATGTAATTCGCCGTCTGACTATCGAGGGTCAACTGCTGGGTAGACAATCCGAGCAAGTTATTGCCGAGATCGGTGCTGATGGACACAGCGTCATGTGCCGCACCAGAAGGAGTAGCCCATGACGGGGCAACAGCAGTACCATTGCTTTTTAAGTATTCGCCATCTGCACCCAGGGCAAGCTCTTTAACATCACCAGAGCCATCAGAGTAGAACAATCTCCAAGCTGTCTGAGTTAAAAAGGACGTAAGGTTAGTGTATCCGCCTGTTATCGAAAGATCATCAAGTTTTTGAGCAACCTCCTGAACAGTATCATCGGTAATCGTTAAGTTGCCATCAAATCCAGTTGCTGTTACAGTAAGAGCTGAAGCTGATGTTTGGTCCCCGGTATTCGTGCCGCTGGTATTGCCGATGACGATTTTCTCTGCATCAGTGACATAGTTGTCGTCTGCTCCGAGAGCAGCAGCGAAGGTAGCAGGGTCAATGAGGCCCATCTGAGTATTCTCATCAACATTAATCAACCTGGTGGTGCCGGCAGCAGGTGGAGCATCTATTGGAAGTCTCCAGTTTCTGTTTGCCACAGCATTACCAGCCTGCAACGAGATCCAGAATCCACTTGGACCATATAGTTTAATTAAGTCTCCACCATCTGAAGTACCATCTAAGCAAGGTCCTACAGTACATGATCCAACAAGAGTTGCTGCTGTAACGGGTACTCCAAGTGCTGTTCTTGCATTTGCCGCAGTAGCTGAGTTTGTACCACCTTTAGCCACATCTAAATAACCATTTGCATCGGAATCACCATCAACATCAGCAAAAACAAATACTGGTAAGGACAGCAACGTTACAATGATAAAACTAAGTATCTTTTTCATTATTCCCTCACAAGTACATAGTTGCCGCCAAGCGTTATTTTTTCAGCTCCAAATGCTAAATATGTTTTTGTCACGGAATCACCATAAAACAGTGTTAATAAATATGATGGTTTCATAGCCCACGCACTACCAGCTATTAACAAAACTACTAAAAGTGCTAATGTGATTGATTTGCTATAAGTATTTTTCATATTAATCATTAACCATTGCTTCAGTAATAACGCGAAATTTATCACCTACAGCAATTGTTCCTGTGAATGCATAAGTAAAGCCTTTTGCAAGACATAAAGGATTTCCAGTGTTTGGTTGATACAAGATTCCATCTGCCGTTAAAGCATCAGTTGTCGGTCCAGTTACAGTAAGTGCCAAACTATTTTTTACTGTAGTAGTAATAGAGTCTGGAGTAGGCGTAAGAAAATCAAGATACAACCAAGTAATACATCCACCAGTAGTCGGTAGGGTAAGTGTATCAATAGTATTTTCAACAGTAGCAGTAAATTCATAAATAAACTGTACTGTAGGAGAACCATGACTACCTATTGCTCCAGCTTCAACACCACCTACTCTTGACCAAGCAGCAAAGGAATTTGTACTACAAACTAACAATAGCAGCAAAACGATAATATTAATAATTTTCATTATTTGCCTCACAAATTAAATTAATAAGAAACTAGCTGATCTAAGTAAACTTAAGTTTCCATAGAAATTTATTTTGTTTCTATGGAAAGTTAAAGTTACTTAATTATTCTAATCTGCCCAAAGTACTAACTTAATTTACAGTACAAACAGAAGAAATCATCAAGGAACCATCAGGCTTAACAAACACAACCCAATAATCATCAGCAACAGCAGTAATAGTCAATCCCAACAGTCCGGCCGCAGTCGTAGTAAACAAACTCGGTCCAGCACTTCCAAGATTCTTAAGTGCACCATTAGTCAATACAGCAAGCGTTGTATCAGCCAAATCATTTGTCAGTCCAGTAGCTACTTCACTCAAATAAAGCAGCCCAGACACTGGAGCCGTAACAGCATTACCAGAAACATCTTTGAAAACAAATTGAACTGCACAGGAACCTGATGCAGGTGTAGCAGTAGTCGTTACAGATGCGAAGGCAGGAACTAATGAAGTGCCTTCAAAAGTCGGACCGGTTCTACCAAAAGAATATTTTCCCATTTTACCACCCTTTCCTTAGAGCAGCGTTGGAAGATTGGGTCCTTCCAACGCCAGTATTAAATTTAGTCTTGGCCGTTCACTTATGAACACCAAGTTATCATGCAGCACCAGGTGAGCCAAAAATACCTCGCGGATCAGACCAACCAAACGAGCCACGGAAAGTCGCTTTGAACTTTGCATTCTCAGTGTCAAAGTCATTCTCAGTCCCAAATGCATCCGGACGCCTTTCCATATACTTCAAGCCATCAGGACAGTTGGTTTTAATAAACCATGCGTCACTATCCGTCAAATAATGATTCACAGCAATACCCTGCGGAAACTTCTTCGATGCACGAATAGCATTGATGTCATTATTTGCGCTGCCTGACTGCCCAATAGATTCGAGAATCCGCATAGCGTCAAACTCAAGCGCAGTCGGAATTATCAACTTCTGGGGCATAATCGCAATCTTGAGACCACGATCAGTAGTGAATGCAGCAATGTCAATGCAAGCCTGCTCAAGAGCAGCTTCACTAAGATCTGCCGCAGTCGCAAGCTCATTACGCCATGTACCGCCGGATTTGTTCGGATGATCGGTAGCACAAAGCTCCTTGCCATCAGAATTAGTTCCCATAGTATAAGCAGCAGTAAAAGCTCTATTGAGAATGTTTGCCCCAATGATCTCTTTGGTCTGTCGAATAGAGAAGGCCAGAGCATTCGCACGACGCAAAGCAACCGTGACAGCTATACCATCTTCGTACATCTCTCGAGTAATAATAAAACCAAGGCCGTACGTCACATGAGTATAGCGACTAACAAAGCCCTGTTCCTGCTCATCATAAGCAATCCCCGCACCTTCAGTCTTCACTGCCGCGAGGCCGAACCCAGTTACACCAGCTTCATCTTCAAAAGCCTTCGTAGAGTTACCTTTTTCAAAAATGTCCAAATATTCAATCGGATACTCTTTATATTTCTGCCCGAACCAAGTCTTTACACCAGGCACCAGATCTTTTGCAAAATTACTAGTAGTAATAATACCCATTTATATGCTCCTTTAAATGATGGTTAAATAGCCAAAGTTAATAAGCAACTAATTAAACATCAGTTGAAATAGTCAGGCCCAGCTCATGTTCGCCGAAAAGAATTTCCCACTTGGCATAATCACCAAGAGCATTATCGTCACGATTCACAAGCCTCAAAATTCTGCAATTACCACTAGTGTCGGTTGCAGTGTCACTGGAGTCAAGTTCCATAGCAGACTTGCCAGTAGCAGTTGAACCGGAGCCGACTACAAAGTTAGTAGAAAGTCCAACCATTGCAGCAGTAATAGAGTTGGCATCACTATCTTCCTGGACTTCAAAAATAACCTGAGGATCATCAACTACCAGACAATACATTGCAGTAGCTGCCGGCCGATATGCGCGAAGCGGAGTGTCAGCCTGAATCATTACATAAGGATTATCACCAAAACCAATTATAACACCTCTCACTGCAGCACCAGCAGTAGCCTGGGTGACCGTAGGATACTTGCCAGTTGCATCTGCAGAACCAGCACTTTTAACTGCATCACCCTTAAAAGTTGCAGTATTATCCGTAGATGGAATGTAATAAACATTTGCCTGACCATTCCAAGGAGAACCGTTCAAATGTTTGACCGGCTTAAATCCGAAAGGAGTATCAAGATTTGCCATATTTTTTACCTCAACAAAAATTTAAATTTTACGAAATAGTCACACTTCCAGACAAGCCATCTCTACCCTCGCCACGAGAGTTCCGCTTA